GCCCGCCCTAACACTCCAACGTTAGCGCTGCTCCAAAAACTTTCTACCTCGCGCATATCCATTTTTATCTCTCGCGAGATAAGACGAATCTTAGAAACTTGTTCAGTTCCATCACAAACATCAAAAGCGCTTCTTGAGGGAAACGAAAGCTATCTCCCAATCACACTTTGCGCACTTGACTAGTTTATACTTGCTTACTCTAAACTCCTGTCTTGGAGTATTATTGAGAAAGCACTTGCATGAACCATGCTGGTCTCTCTGCCCAGATTCGAACTGGGACCGCTCCGCCCCAAACGGAGTATGCCACCTGGTAACACTTCAGAGAGATGGTGCAAAACTTGGTGGACCAGAGGAGAATCGAACTCCCCACACAATCCTTGCAAGGGATCGTCGCCCCCTTGGTACATGCTGGCCCCCAGGTATCTGTTAGTGCGTCTAAAAAGACTCGAACCTCCAAGCCTTTCGGCATCAGTCCCTCAAACTGACGTGTCTACCAATTTTGGAGCGTCCAATTTGAGTTATATTAAGTGACAACAAAATGCGCTTGACCATTATTTTCTACCACAAAGAGAACAGTCAAGCTCCGGTTGTCAAATGATGTATCTTTCACTGATTTGTTTAGAACAAATCAGTGAACATGTATTCTGGTGGGTCCTGTAGGAATTGAACCTACGACAGTCACCGTGTGAAGACGGTGCTCTAGCACTGAGCTAAGGACCCGAAAGTCTGCACTTAGTTTCGACTTGACGAGTGATACTGGGCGCTAGCGCGCGGATTCAAACTCGACAAGCTTCAGTTCGCGCAGAACCGAATTTAGCTACCAAATTGTTAAAGATCGTTCGACTATTTTCGTTGTCATGTTGCATTATACAATGCAACCATTATCTTGTACACTGCAGAATTTCTGCTGCGTGCTCGATGTTTTTGGGAGAACTCCTAAGAGCGCTTTCAAAAACAACGAAGGGAACCATCTTGGTTCCCTTGGAGTTCGCGTCTGCATTCAGACCTTATCCAAGGGTGCTCCATCCAGGGTATGACGCACTACCAGCTGCCTGGGGCAGATATGATGCGTATATAATCACTGGGGTTAGAGACACGTTACCTCTCCAAAGAAAATTAGTTATTCGATGGATTATTTATAGAAGTTCATCGTTTCCTAATCAGGATATTATAGCACGCAACGTGCTCAGTGTGAACTGGTGCTACGTCTTTAGCGTAGCACCAGTTCACATGTTCAGACATCGTACAACTCCAGATCGATCAAAGCATTGCATTTGAATTGGCACTGCCCAACAGACAAAGATGATCCAAAGGACCACCATCAACAGAAGCCAGTGCCAGTACCTCATACGCAGGGCCTCATGAACACCAACTTCTTGTTGTACTTCTGAGCCAGCTCAATTTCAGCCTGGACGTCAGCAGACGTTTCCCAACCTTCGAACTGTATCACCCACACCTCGTCACAGACCTTGATGCTGCGTTCGCGGTGCTTTCCCCAAACCGTCTGTGTTGCATCAACGCCTTGGAGGTATGGAAGTACCGCATAGTCTTGAATCATTGGCGCGATAAACGTTAGATCGGGGAAGATGCGGTGGTATGTGGCAATGTTCTGGATGAAGCTCTCGTTTAACTCACCATTAGTGACCACAACATTGGAGGGCGTTGCGATAAAGATCAGGCTCATAGCTTTGGAATCTTGGTTCAGTGGTTGGTTAAGCGACGTAGTAGATCGACAACATTAGGCAAGAACGACTATCGTCATATGATGCGCTCCAGAATTCGTTAGCGACTTCAGAGCAGGATTCGAATTCTTAAAGAGCAGCAATGTGCGCGTACAATCGATGTGACGAGCATCCTTGTGCGTCATGTGCTTCATGTAGAGCTAGGATGGTAAGGCAGAGTGAGAGCTCTGCCTCCATCAGCTTTTTCTTCAGTGTGATCATTAGCTCAGGCGCGCGCGGATTTCGTCCAGCGTCGTCTCGTTGTACAGTGTGCCGGTGTGGTACACGAGCTGCATGATGTCTTCGAACTCTTCGTTCAGAGGAGCACCATCCAGACGAGCGGCCATCAGTTCACCGGTCACCTTGCTGCGAACCGTGGTGAGGACACCTTCCATCGACTTCTTGCCATGGTCAGTGACAGGGTCCTTGGCGATACCGACCCACTCCTGAACCTTGCCACCACCATGTGCACCCATGACAGTGCGTTCGACGAGGATCGCGCAAGCCTTCTGAGCGAACTTGAGGGTATCGCGGTTGACCTTCTGTAGCAGAGCGCCGCCGGATCCGAAGATAACGCAGTCGGCGCTGTAGCCCATGGTCATGATGTTACCAATCATAGTGAGGAGGGTCAGGCGGTCAACACCGTCACCTTGGATGATGCCGACATAGTTGACCTTCTTATAGCCCTTGCTTGTCATCGTGGCGCCGAAGGCAACTTCCTGCATGCGAAGGATGCGAGGTACCACCTCCATCATGTCACCGCTGTCGGGACGGAAGACCACCTTGCCGCCAGCCTGGCCGAATTCTATGATCTCATCGCGGAGGATCGTGCAGCAGGCCTCGGCTTCGCGGTAGACGTCGTAGCCGTCCATCACGATCGAAACGATCGTGATGCCCATTTCCTTGGCCTTGCGGATTTGGTGACGGATATACTTGACTTGCTGCTCAGGGCTCTTACCGTACGAGCATTGGATGGCGTGCTCGGTGGCATAGACCGAGAAGGCAGACATTGGCGACTTGTACCAGTGGTTAGCAGCCACCACACCTTCGACTGTATCAGAACCCATGAAACTGAATAGGTGAGCGGCGCCGCCGATTTCGGCTTGTCCTGCGCAGGTAACGCCACGTCCACCGAAGTCGTGGAGAGCAAAAGGAAGCAAACCCATGTCAGCTCCGCTTAGCTCATAGAAGCGCTTCAGCTCCAGCTTGGTCTCGTAGTCGAGAGTAGCGATGGTGGTCGGGTACCAGACACCGCGTTGAATCAGCGTCTCGAAGCTGGCCGACATCCAGTAGAGGTCGCGGTCCAAGCAGGTGACGGTGTAGATTGGAAGACCACCGCGAATGACCGTACCCTCGGGTACGGCGCGGATGATCAGAGGCACGAAACCGCCGTACTCGCGAACCACCTTCTCCCAACCGGCGCGGTGGAAGAGCTTGCGACCGAAGTGACCTTCAGAAAAGGCTTCTGCTTCGTCGACATCGGCCATGGTGATCGGCGTGGTGAAGAACTCCTTCATCAGGGGTTGCATGCCGGCGGGAACGATCTTCTGAGCACCGTTGACACGAGCGGTACCGTAGGAAGTCATGCCGACGATCTCACCGCCGATCTCGTCACCTTCTGGATAGGCGAACGGGTGGCCGAACTTGTAGGAGTCCAGACGCAGAATCATGCTGATACGCAGCTTGTCAGTGACAGTATAGGCCTTGTCGGTAGCTTTTGGTGCGAAGAGTTGAGAAACGATTGTCATGGTAGTAAGCTCCTTACTAGGTTGAGAAACTGATCGACCGTGCCGATCAGAGGTTGCCAAGACGACCGTACATCGTCTCGAGCATTGCGTGGTGATCATCGAACCACATGTCGCGACGACGAAGCGCCTCGTTGATTGGTACCCACATCACCTTGCGGGCTTCACCCTTTTGGGGCTTGATCTTGGGAAGCGGCTTCAAGTCATCGAGCTTCAAGAGGTAGCACATCGTGATGACGCGTGCCTTGAGACTGCGATCGGGATGATCGAAGCATTCCTTGCTCTTGATGGAGCCGTAGAGTTGCGCGCGCGACAGACCGATATCGGTCTCTTCGATGAGCTCGCGGATGGCTGCATCAACCAGACGTTCGTTCTTTCCCACGTCGAGGTGGCCGCCAGGCATGCACCAGAGGCCACGTCCGGGAAAGTTGTCACGTACGAGGACGAGGACGTGACCCGATTGGATCACGCAAGTGTCAACGGTTTGGATCGAGACCGGGTACAGGAGACCTTCGTAGATCTTCTTGTACTTGGCAAGGTACTCGTATTCCTTCACGAGGTTGGCGTGGATGTCAGTGCCGACGAAGTCGTTCAGGAACTCGAAGGTCGTTGCAGGAACCGATGCGGCCAGCATTTCAGTGTCAGCACCACTTGAGCATTCGTTGAAGAGGATGTCGCGAACCTTGGTGGCGCTCAGCTCAAAGGTCGACTTGATGTCGCTCTCGGAGACGGTGTCAATCATGAAGGTATCGCCGAAGGCATGGAGGTACCACGTCGACTTGTCACGATCAGCACCGGTTAGGTAGACATCCGGATTCAGGCCGATAACATCAACGAGATCAGCCTTGGTCGCATCGACAGCGTCTTGCACACCGCGGATCCAGGCTTGGTCGTTGTAGGGGTGGTCGTACAGGGGCTTAATGCGCAGTTGTGCGGGCATCACGCCAATCTGGTTCGACAAGGTCTTGAGCGCGAAGTTGCGAATCATGTTCGCGCGCTCGTCGAAGGTAAAGGGATTCTTGGTGGTTCGGGCTAGCCCTGCGCTGCCAACCAGAACGAGTACAGCCTTGGAGGTCTGCATTGCACGCGTCAGAACTTCTGCGTGACCGTTGTGGAAGGGGGAGAATCTGCCGATGAAGACAGTGAGATCTTTCTTTGCCATACGAGCTCCTCGTTAGCGATTGAAACGGATAAACCCGTGGTCTATCGTGTGTAGCTATTTATTAACTGATGGAGAGATTATGTTCTGACATGTTGAAAAGTAAACAGGTGAAATGTAACTATTCAGCCAGTATGTAACGGGTGTTACATCTTCAAACCGCCGGTGTCGAGACTGATTCCACTGGTTTGCGAGAGGTATTGGTCTGAGACCTTCTTGGATGGTTCGTAAGTCAAGAGAACGGCTTGAGCTGGCATTTCCATGCGCTCGATGGACGGATTAGACAGTGTCCAGGGAACAAGAGCAAGACCCATCTGTCCAGGACCAACTGGCTGAAATTGCAAGATATGTGGCCGGCGAACATTGTACGTAACGACCTTGTCATTCACGATGGTGGTATTGAGAACCTCGGCTAGTACTTCTTCACCAGTGGTCATCTTGAAAGCTTTGACATCTGACATATAGGCTCCTTAGTTGAGTGTGTTGATATTTAAGATGCGGCCCTTCACGTGCAGATCAGGCCATTCAAAGGACTCGTTGAACACCGCATCGTCGAGGAAGATGACTTCTGTTTCAATGCTCTGGTTCTTCCACGTGTTATTAAAATGGTCGAGGCAGAAAAGTCTGAAGCTCTGATGCTTTGACCAGAAGTCAGATGCCTCGCTAAAGTCTACCGATCCGGGATTGATTCCAAGAGCTCTGCAGCAAGCAGGAATGATGTCATCATCTACTGTTGGGGTGTGCGCAATGTGAGTACCAAGGGCTTGCTCAATCATGGGTCTGGTTGCCTGATTGAACTTATTCAGTTCATCATGGTTCCAGATCGCGAATGAAAACAGGTTGATCGAAGAAGGCTTGAACTCATCGATGACGGCACGAATCTTTTGCAGGTTGATGAGATCAGTATTCCACCACCCGCTCACTACTGGGGTGATTATCGTGTCTTCGAGATCAAGCCATAATGATCTATGAGTCTGTGTATCCATAGATACAATTGTACCATGGAACTAAATCGGCGTAAACTGTTGCTTTGGTTCAGCTTTTACAGCAGGATCGGGCCCGCAGATTACGAGCGTCGAAAGGATAGACATCGTGTCGATGGGTGGAAGCGCGATTGATTCAAGCTGACTCTGTTGAATTGGAGACATGTACTGATCGAAACCACGTTGCTCGTGGACTGTAACCAATCGTTTAGCACAGTCGAGCGTTACCTTTGAGATGATCGTTCGTCCCACTACTCCCGTCTGTCCCAAAAAAATTGTCTGTCGGTCTTCTCGAATCCAAGCTGTGATAGCTCGATCGCTTATCTTCATGGTCGTGATGTTCATTTGCAGGGATGTAGCATTCCCTGCCCAAAGAGAAATCCACTTACCATTGAAGACAGCGGATTCGTTGAATGATTCCAGCACGCGCGCTAATGCAAAACCAATTGCAAATGCAAACACAAGCGTTAACACGTAGATCCTACGTGAGATTGAAATTTGAGAGCTAAACACTTGTGCCCCTAACGCGTCTGCAGATTCCCTTAAGCAGCATAGAATGAATAGAACCTTCCTCAGGCACTTCTAGCTTGTCATCTTTTGAAAGATTGTTCTCGGACACCAGCTCAGAACCATTGAATGCAGCGTCTTTAGAGATTTTTGTCTGACGCGTGTCACAGTTGCCAACGTTCATCATGATAATACTGTCAACAATATGCCCATCCTCAGTTTGTCGTGGAGGAGAAAATGTAACTCTGGTGACTACAGAAAAATTGGGGTAATTTATTTTGACGGAATTGATATCCACTTCGTGGATGGTACCATCTGATTGATCAACTACAAGCGTTAGCCAGCTTGGCACGTAAGCTGAATTCTGCGCCTGGGCAATAGGCGCTAAGAACAATACCAAGAGAAGCAAAACGACTTTCATTGATCACCCCAACAAATAGGTGGTGTGCGATGTATTTATGCGTCAACCCTCTTTTGCGTGAACCAGATAGAGCCACATGGTGGCAAAGTATGTCCTGCTAATATGATCACCGGGGGGAAGCAGATACACTTCCATGCTAGCCCAAATTATCTGCAAAAATGTTCTAGGATGTCAAGTGAATGATAATTCCAGTTCACCAACTGTTAGGTTTTTCTTTTAGGTTTTTTGGGTTTGATTGTCTTGACGTTATCGAATATGATTCGAGTGTCAGGTAGAATACCTTTATCCATCAATATGTCAAGATGTTTCTGTTCAAGCGTGAAGGCCTCGTTTGGTAGAAATACACCCATCCGTTCACGTGCCCACTCTCTGACTTTGGGAATGTCAACGTGTCCTTTTTGATCGCTGAAGGTATAAAAGAGGAAGAGAAGATCTAATTCGAGTTGTGAAATCTCTTGCATGCTTGCCCCAATGTTAGTTGTTGAGCCACAACAACGAAGTTATCTACATTGATATTTACCTCTATACAAATAAAACGAGGAGGGCTTAAGCCCTCCTCTACCGTTCTTTGACAAGGTGGTTAGCCTCGCCTGGGGCTGAGTATTAGGCAGCCATCAGGAAGTTTGCTTCGTTTGCACTTAGCTGTTTTTCGCCGATTACGTCGGTCGACTCTCGTGTCGCGTTTGATCGTTTCCGCGTCCCTGTCGAAACTATGTCAGGCCCATTACAAAACACCCCGCGTGAATCTTGTCTAAGGCGTTTTGTGGTGGACCTGGCGGGAATCGCACCCGCGTCCAGAAACCTTCAAGTCACTCCGAATTACGACAATACGCTACAGAACTGCTGTAGCACCAGTTGTTTCATTATACCATAGATCGAGTCAAATGAAAACTAGATCCAAACCGCCTTTCCAGTTTTCTCGTCATACGTGAAGCCCCTGTAATCTCCATACGCCTTTTTCAAGGCGCCTTCTTCAAGGCCTCTTTTCTAGTGAACTAGTGCTACGCTGACGTAGCATCTTTCTGGTGCATCCTACGGTAAGACCCTTTTCCAACTAAATGGTGATTGGCTTACCTGGCTCTTCCTTAAGTGTCTTCAGCTCTTCTAATTTCATTTCGTGTACACTACTTCAACAAGATTGGCGGTGTCCTCTCGGTAGAATTGCGCAAAGCCCTGCCCTATTGCATCACCCTCTGGGTCACCAACAACGGTGTTTGGATTGTACGAGACTGTAGCTACAGTGGCACCCGCTTCAACAAGCACTTGAAGCGCTCTCTTGGTTGCTTCTGGCATTTCCATATTAGTCGTCCGAACTCCATCCCACCTTACCAATGCGCTTGTTAGCAAAGTCAATCTCGACGCTTTCACCAGTCTGATGACCCCAACCATCAGCCTTGGAGCTAATCCGAAAGCCGGCTAGTACATGTCCGTTCTTTTTCAGTGATGCAACAAAGTTCTTGAAGTCTTCTGGCTTCACGTGCGTCATTTCGAAACCATTCTTCTTAAACCAATCAAAAACCTTTTGCGTTGCATCATTACCTTTTGCTAGTTCTGGAAGCTCCTTAGCTGCCTTCTTAGCCATAGGTGCATGTGACTTAGCGAGCTCTGCTTTCAGCATCTCATGGTGCTGTTTGTGAAACTCCCTGAAGGCATCATCAATTTCCCGCTTCAGCGCCTTTAGGTCTTCTGAGTTTCCATAATCTTCACTGGTGAAATAAACAGCTGTCTTGTTATTTGGGCTAGAGCCCTTGACCATATAAACAGTCGTGTGCTTCTTTCCATCAAGGGAAGTGTTCTTCCACTTGAACTTGCCTGGATCTGGCACGATACTGTGGAAGCTAATCTTCACGGGAACATCAACCATCTCTCCCGTGTTAGTCTTAACCTTCACCGATCGTCCTTCGGTCTTCACGCCCATTTTCTTTGCGGCATCAGCAGAAGAAATGTAGTTGTCCTTGTGCGTGAAGGCCCACGCCTGCTTATCGCGAGGCGCAAGCTTGTATTCTTGCGTGTTATAAATTGGAGTGCGAGTCATGTGGTCTCCCTGTTTTGATTTTCTATTTATTCGATAACCTCTAGAGTCAGACACTTGCACGCGCCGCCGCTCTTTAAGAACTCAGACATGTCATGCTCCCAAACCGTGTATCCTAGCTCAGTTAGTCTTGCGCGCAGCACAGCAGAAATCTTTGGCATGAACAAGTCCTTTCCACATGATACCGCATTGCAAGCGAAGTTGATGGCGTCTTCCTCGCTAACATCAATAAGCGATGTCGAGTACCAGGATTCAATAACGTACTGAGCATGTTCATCGAACGCCTTTGGATACCAAATAACATGTCCTAGATCCGTTGGGCAGAAACAAGTGTCTAGATGATAGAACCTAGGATCAACCAACTGAAGAGGTCGAACGATGACATCTGTTTTATCAAAGCACTGATCGAAGAACGTTTTAAAAGACAGAGACGTCCTAAATCCAAATCCCATCCACAGTATGTTTCTGTTGATATTAAAGAGGGCATCACCGGCCCCCTCGAATGACGTAACGGTTCTGGTAGCTTCGATAGAAGCGGTATCTACAATTTCGTAATGATGAGCCCTAAACCAATTAATGAAGAACGGTTCTTCTACAGCCCGTTCATCATGACGAAAGCGGCTTGATATGAACTTGTTCTTGTAGATCAAACCAGCGTTCGCCGTGAACACAGCATCAGGACAGTAATCTGGGCTCTTTGGAAGAACAACCACATCTACGCCGGCTACCAGCATGGAGTTGCGAAGTTCACTCCACTGTTGAACGGCCTTGTTGATGTCGACTGCACCAGTATTACCCTCCATCCAGGGATTGATTTCGTATTGAACGCCAAAGCTTGCTGGCGAAGTCATGAGGATTGTTTTCATTGGAATGTGATATAGATTAGACGTGATTGTGGAGCGGTTAGGGTACCGGATGCCGTTCGTGTGATACCACGAAGAGAGATTCCACTTGAACCGATGGTGAGTAGAGTCACACCACCAAACTCTATCACATCGTTTTCATCTATGTCAGCCTTGATGATGAGTGTCTTTCGAATTTCGTCAAACTCAACCTGATGAGAACCAACCTGTAGACGTTGATGAAACTCTAAAGCTCGTTTGGAAGGGTCTGGAATGTCTGCTAAGATGTCAATTTGCATTGTTGGTATCTCCTTGTCCTTGTTATTTAGAGGCCCAACAGCCTCAATTTATTCAGAACTTCAAGAAAATTTGATAAATAGATTCAACACCGTGTTATCCTCTAGGACTTACATCAATGAAAAAGGTATCATTCAAGAAGTTCTTAACTTTCGTCGATCTGGCAGAAGATCCTTCTGATGAACAGATTC